TATGACATTGTCATCAAATCTTTCACCACATGATTTTAAGTACTTACAAACATTTCTCATGTATATTTTATTTTGAATGTTTTCTTGCATGTTTGTTTTGCATGCTAAACCTCTATGTGTTAACATGAATGCGTCAATGCTATTACATAGATCATCACATGCATTATATAAAACTATCCAGAAAAAAAATACATATTTGTGTTTATATGTTTTTTCTATTGAACTTAAAGATTCTAAAATATTTAGTGAAAGATTAGAGGAAACAATTATGTATATATCAATTACTGGTAATGTTTCAAAATGTTGATACAACAATGTTGATTTCATCAGTTTCAATGTATGGTCAAGACCACGAAGATCATATTCTTTGTTATAAAACATACTGTAAAATCTATCTGGTGTTTTTTTGAACAATTTGTAATATAAATAGTCCATTACATTAATAATAACAATTAGATTTCAATAATTACGAAAAAAGTATTTAAAGAAAATATTATTGGTACATAAGTATATGTTCAAACGCTTCCTTAAAATATTCAAAGATCCTAAACCTATATTGGGACGATGGAATTTAAAATCATGCAATGACAAGAAAACAACATTAAACATATTGTATCAAAATAGCGATCATTGCGGGGACATAATTTGCGGTAAGCCTGAACAAATTAACAATATTAAAAAAATAAAACCGAAGACATGATAAATGTGTACTGGTCATAATATAATTGTCCCATTAGTCTATGTGACATTGTTGAAAAATGGAGATTATCATTGAGATTACATTGTAAATACTTTGTATACGCACACCGCACATACTTATCACTAGTGAAATTTAACTTTTCCAATACACGATTTTGTTTGTCGTATGTATTATTATTTAATAATTCACCAACTATGAATGGTGTTGTGTAATCAAAAAAAAATTCATTTCTAAATTGATTTATTACAGTATATAATAAATGTTCATAATATTCATGAGTGTTCATATAATCAGCTTCACCTTGATGCCACAATATTGTATGAATTGAACGTAAATTACTAATACTTAAACACTTTTTCGTTATTTGAACACATTCGGTATACATTTCTCCATCATTTACCCACTTCTCTATACACTGCCCCCCTAAACTATGTATAATAATGCCCACGATTTCATTTGGGTGATTAACCAAATAACACTTTGCAAAATGAAAAGCAAAACACTGCATATTTTTCGGTTTTGTTCCAACCGTATTTTGAAGATCAAAAATAGTCCATATACTTGACTCAGAATTCCATCCAAGAATTCTGTATTCAACTTGATCTTGTATATTATATTCCTCATATACTCCTCCCCATCCTTGCGAATTACTTTGACCTGTTACTAAAAATATAACACTGGGATACAAAGTTGCTTTATTTGTAAATATTTCAAATTCAATTTGATTAACACATGTTCCCGTAAACGTCCAATCAACAATGCCGTGTGCACAATTTCCAATCCCTACATCAGGTATACCATTATGATTACTGTATGAAAATAATACCGTATCTCCTGTAAACATTTTATATGTTCCATATGAACCATAATTGTATAAATTATTAAAAAAGAATTTAAAATTAATATCATAATCATGTTGTGTTGATTCAAAGTAAGCTTCTTTATAAAATAATGTTTGTCCTTGTGTTTCAACATGAACATTATACACTATAATTTGGACATTTGTTTCATTACTAATCATAAAAGTAGTACATGGAAATATTTTGTTTAAATCAAAACTTACATAAATCCAATTATTTTGTGTTTTCATAAATATACCAACTTTATTAAACTGATTATTGTAAAATTGATGAACAAGATCCCTTGAATTGTGTGTTATTTTATAATGGTACAACAGTTTCATGTTTTTTGCGGAATCTGTATAATCACATACTATACAATCTTTTGTGTAAATTTCTAATTTTTTAACCTTGTAATTTAATGCATTTTGCATAAATGTCCAATCATGAAATCCGTTTGTACAAGATCCTATGCCAATATCTGGAATGTTAGTATGATTATTATAAGCTAATAATAATTCATTGTTTCCGTATATTTGAAAACATCCATATTTTCCTTCACCATGAAGAGATCTTTTAAGTCCGTATTCATTATGCTTATAATTATAAGGACTATATTCAATATAACCAGTATCAAAATGTTTATTCCCCAATTTATTGCTTATTATATGTAAGTTTTTCAAATTGCATTGTAAAGAGCTTACTTTTGGAATACTTATTTCATTAATGTCATTACTAAATGTATCCATTGTTATCCATATATATTCAATATCATCATTGTGTCCTTGCAAATACATCATATATGCTACACATGTAAAAGGATTACATGGTATGTTCAAATCAATTGAATTATATGTATATTGTAATTGTTTCTTATATAATGGAATGTCTATACTATATTGCAATTTGAATAGTTTAGAATCATCAATAAATGATGCAAAAGTCTGTTTAATATAAATGTGAAACTTTACATATTTGTATGTTACATCATTATATAAGCTATTTCCTAAATTAATATTTTCTTTCATAAGAGATATATTAAATAAATTAATGTTATTTTGCACAATTGCAGTTTTTTCACTATTACATTCAAGTCTACAGTTTTTTAATTGTCCCTTAGTGCTATTTAATATATTCGTTTTTAAATATACATTGTTTAAGGATACATACAACATATATGGACTTGGGAATTTTAAATAGTCGTGTTTATGTGTAAATGCATTAAAAGAACACCACATATACTGATATCCGTAGTTCATTGTGTATATTTCAATAAAATACGCAATCCTGTCAAAATGTTTTTCATATAATGTACATGAATAAATATTATGTGGTTTTTCTGTTATATCATATGAATTTAATAACATGTAATTATCTTCATGCACCATAAATTAATGATTATAATAATTTAAGGCTTATATGTGCATTGTATATAATGCATTTAAAGCTGCCAGAAAATTACAAACTTTCAGAAAGATTGTCATGTGCATCCGAATCAGATATTGAAAAAATACTGTCAATTGGTGAATTCGTATATTACGAAGGATATCAATGTGCAAATAAAGACTTATTTGAAAAAAAATATGAATTTCTTAAAAGTAATCTTGAAAAAGAACATTTGCATAAATTACATATTGAAAGTTCTAGATGTGACGGTCTCGTTCAAAATAACGAAAGTTTACAAAAAAACATTTATTCTATGAAAGAAATGTATAAAACACAAATTGAACAGTATAGTAATCAAATATCAATATTACAAGATAAATTGTCAAGTTTATCAAGTGATTCTCAGAATATTATTCTTTCAAAAATGGAAAGCTTACTTGGATATGGAAATTCAATAGACAATATTGAAAAAGGAAATTATGGAGAAAATTACGTAAATAATCACATTATTGAGCAATTCCCAGACAGTAATATAGATGATGTAAGTGCTTCAACAGCATCTGGTGATCTAATATGGTCGATGGAAACGAATGATTTTAAATGTCTTGTTGAAGTCAAAAATGTAGCACATGCAAAGAATTTGAATATTGAAAAATTTGAACGCGATGTTAATGTAAATAGTGAAAAAAACGTAGTAAATTGCGGTCTTTTTGTAAGTTTGAAAACGGATCATATTCCATACAAAGGTAAACTTAAACTTGATTTTGTTCGCGGGATCCCCGTTATTTATGTAGCAAATGTTTTCAAAAACCAACATGCATTAACATATGCCATGTATATGATAAAAGAAATTCAATTATATGTCTCGCAAAATACTGAACAAGAACCCCAAAATGAAAGTTTAGAAAAAATGACAGTTCATTTTAATAAACTAAAGAATGATTTTATTAATCATCAGAGTATCATAGAAGAATTGGAAAAAAGTTGTTCTAAAACAAATATATACCTTAACAAATTAATTAAAAACACCGACATGATTGTTAAGGAACATTCTTATATGTTGAAACAATGTAATATGAAAAACCACACAAGTACCAATACATTAAATAAAGAACAATGTATTGAAATCATAATTGAATATTATAAAAAACATCAAAAGTGGCCATCTGGTCCTGAATCTGGTATAAGTCCACACTATAGACGGGTGTATAAGTATTCACATTTGCTTACTTTGTCAAAAGAAAGATACGAAACAACAGTGCAAGATGATAATACAATGTCTTCATAAATGTATATATTAATGTAATTGTCCAAAATATATCATGACTATACAATTGTTTTATCATATATTTTCCATCAGGACAAAACTTATATCCAAATTTTTCATAATATTTTCGCACACCTACACCAGATATAACTGCTACCTTTTTGTAGCCATAACAAAGACTATACAATTCAGCAATATGAAGAAGAACTTTACCAAATCCATGATGTTGTGTATTGTTACTGTTTTTATTTTTATTTCGTGTATCTTGTATGAAACCATACACATGAAGTTCACGAATTAATGAACAATCTTCCAAACTTTTAAAACATATATGTTCAGTGCTTCCATTGAATCTAAGTCTTATAAAACCATGAAGTGTTTTTCTGTTGTCTGATGCATAACTTATAAATTTTTCTGTTCCTTCACTTGCTTTGTAAGTGTCAACGTGTAATGTTAGATTTTTTGTGTCTTTTATACTTTTGTTTTTTATTTCTGCACATCTTATACATTTACAATACACATTGCACAATTTTGCCTGATTTTGCACAATTTGTCGCAAGTTTGTTTTTATTGTATTTGATGTATATCCAAGACCGTGCTTAGATTCAGGAAAATCCCTTTGAATTCTATTGTATCTAATGTGATACTTTGAATGTTTTTTTGCGTGAATAATAACATCAATAAGTGTGTTTATGTTTTCTTCACTATAAGGTTTCCATAGTCCTTGTGTTTTCCATGATTTTATTAATGTAAAATCTACATCCAAACATGGATATATTTTCAAATAATCTGGACTGTATTCAGGAGATTCTTGAACGATTCTTAGCATATCTTTATCCATTGATGGTGTGGAATTTGGTAAATCAGGCATAACATGAACATCAACCTTGAAACCATTTGCCTTGAGAAATTTAATTGCCTTTATACTTGTTTCATTTGTATGACCTCTGTTTAGATTTTCAAGAATTGTGTCATTTGTATGTTGAACACCTATTTGAACACGCGTACAACCATAATTTCGTAAGCGAACTATTTCACATTTGTTTATGTGATCTGGTCGTGTTTCAAGACTTACACCAATTATTTTATAATATGCTTTTTCATTAATTTTTTGTTCAGAATACAAGTCATATTTATTTCGTTTTACATCTGTGTTGTATATATTTGCAGCATAATATAAATCATTCATGAATTCAATTTGATAATCTCTTGGGTATGCACTAAAGGTACCACCGAGAACAATAATTTCAAGTTTGTCAATATTATGACCATTTTTTTTAAGCATATTTAATCTACTATGAACTTGTCTAACAGTGTCAAAATCATTTTCATTTGCACGTGCAACTGCTGGTTCAGTAGATAAATAACTTCGTGGTTGTCCCGGTTCATTTGGACAATAGTAACAAT